CTTCTCCATTTGTGTTTGGAGATATAGTTTGAGAAACTCCATCTAATGTAACTGTAATTGTGCATGCATTTAATGACCACATCAAATAATGTTTATTTGAAATAGGATTAAATAACATAAAGATTGCACTATTTATAGATAATGTTGATATAATTGGCGTATGAGTAGTTATATAATCTGCCCCAGTATTATCATGATTTACCCCAAACATAACCCATAAATTTGTATTTTGAGCAATAGAGTAAGACCAACTTCTTGGACCTTGAGCTCCACAATATCCTTGTGGGCCTTGCTCTCCATCAATTCCTTGTATACCTGCATTACCTTGAGGGCCACAAATACCTTGTGAACCTTGTGGACCACAAATACCTTGAGCGCCTTGAACGCCTTGAGGACCACATAAGCCAATAAGGCCACATAGTCCTTGAACGCCTTGAGAGCCTTGAACACCTTGAGGGCCACATAAACCTGTTTGACCACATAATCCTTGAACACCTTGAGAGCCTTGAACGCCTTGAGGGCCACATAAACCTGTTTGACCACATAATCCTTGAATGCCTTGAGAGCCTTGAACGCCTTGAGGGCCACATAAGCCTTGAACACCACAAAAACCTACAACACCTTGAGCTCCCTGAACACCTTGAGGGCCACATAAGCCTTGAATACCGCAGAATCCTACAACACCTTGAGCTCCTTGAACACCTTGTGGGCCACATAAGCCTTGAACACCACAAAAACCTACAACACCTTGAGCTCCCTGAACACCTTGAGGGCCACAAAGGCCAGGTACACCACAAGCTCCAACTTCTCCTTGAGCTCCCTGAACACCTTGAGGGCCACATAAGCCTTGAATACCGCAAAAACCAACTAATCCACATAAGCCAGCAGGACCACAAAGTCCAACAACACCATCAAGTTGTAAAGGTGTTGCCCAATTACCTTTTGGTTTTACTCCAACGACAACTGCAAATGACATCCATAAAGGATCTTCATCAATATTAGGCTCTGGAGGAACAGCAAACCAATCAACTGGAACATAATCTTCAAAATCAGGAGTTATTGGTTGAGTAGCTGCTCACATATAAATATATTTCATTTCCCCAATAAATTCTGAAGTACCTTCAAATGCCCATACATAAGTTGCAGCATTATAAATATAAGTAGCAGAATGACCAGGTAATAAGACAAAAGTAGAATCATGCCCAATAACAGAAAGCTTCATATTCAAATCATATGAACTTGAGCCATTTACTAATACAATTCTTTGAGCATCTATCCCTCCACCAAAAGAATTAATATCAGTATCTGCAGTTGGATAAACAACTATATTAGTTCTTTTAGTAACATCAATTGAATTACCACCAATAGAAACTGTAGCCCAATCACCACTTGATACTGCAGAGTTACTCTCATCTATTAATCTCTGTTTTACTAAATATCCTTGACTATGTTCAATTATAATTGGCATTTAAAACTTCCAAATAGTAGGATCAGCTGCAATAAGAAAATTACTAAATTGAGGACCAAATCCATTTACATCATTTGATACTGTAATTCTTACTTTAACTGTTCCTGTTGAATAAGCTGAAATATCAATTACTTTATTTAGATTGTTTACAGCACTTTGAGTATCAAGTAATGTAAACCAAGTAGAACCATTGTTAAATGTTATTTCTAATTTACAATAACCTTTACCATCCTCATCATTTGTACTGTCAATATAATTAGCAAAACCTACCATTCTCTGAGGATAATCAGCTTTTATTTTATAAGCACCAAAAGATGGACTTCCATTAAGAGTAAGAACATTAGATGTATTTGAAAGTATATTATATGTTACTAATCCACTATCTTCTAAGACTAGATTCTTAAATTGATTTATCCACCAAGTTTTTGAACTGTCAGTCAAAGTATTTGATATTACATTTGTTGAAATTCCAGAATCTAAGACATTTACTTCTGTATATGTTTTTGATAAGAATACAAAAACTTTAGAAGGAGTGATATCTCTTGTTTTCAGTTTGCCATTTTCAACTAATGCACGGTAAGAAGATGGGTCTGGAGTCTCTCTCAAAGATTCATCAATAAATGTGTCATAAAATGCAAACTGAGCCCATTCTATACCCATTAAATTTAACTTAAGCGTTTCAAATTCTGATAAAAGATCATAATCTATATCTGGAATGTTTAATCCAATTTGATCTTGTTTTACTTTGTGAGGATTATGAATATTCTGTACATGATCTATAAATTGCTGCATAGTTACAGCGTCAGATTGACTTTTCCCCTTTTGTACTCTTTCTAACCTATTACCTAAATTATCACTCAATTTGATAACTCATATCAAGTCTGTGTGTTACATTATTTTCAGTTGGATTATGAATACTAGTACCAGTGATTTTCATCTCTATAGTACCATAATATTTACCAGTATTAAATTTCTCAAGTAAAAAAGCTATTGGTTTATGAATCTCAATTCCCGAAGGTGTATCTTCATTAATTGATATAGCTCTTTCAATCATAGGCCTTAATAACTCAATGATTTTTTCAGTTCTTTGTTTTTTTACTTCAGGAGTCATTTTTAATCCTCAATAATACTAAACACTTCTTGTTCAGTATTGAATATAATTAGATTAATACCATGCTTCTTTTTTGAAGGACTAAATGGAAAGTCTTCGATAGGTTTTGGTATATTACATTTTTTACACATCTGAGATAACATTATGCTTTACCATTTCGCCTGTTTGGATGTCTTTGATTATGTTTACCTCTAGCAGAGATTTTCTTGCCAGGTTTTATTTTTTCAAGATTTTTCCTACTTGGATTTTTCTTGTCATGGTCTTTGTGATGAACAATTGTACCATCATTTGGTTTTGCTCCTGCAATCCTTCTATAATAAGTTTTACTAACACCACCTTTCCAGCGGCCGTTTGATTTACCAACACGAGCCATAGGAGATTTTTTTGCATTAGTAATATGAGCCTCTTTAGGATTTTTTAGTGGATCATAATAATAAGAGCTTGATACTCTTGATAATCCAGATTTTCCAGGTGAGCCTTGATGACCTGATAACCCTTTTGAGCCAGTGGATGATTGTACTCCAGTATGTCCTTTTTTAGGTTTACAAGCATTAGCAATTACTTTTTTCTTCTTACAACCAAATGATTCATCGTATGCATAAGCAGTTCTAATACCATTTGGTTGGCCACTTACTGCATTGGCTATCTGACTAGGAGCAATTCTTCTTACCATGCTAAAACTCCATCTCTATATAAAGTTGATTCACTTATTCTTCTTTTTGTTAAACCCTTTAATATAATATAGACTCCATTAACTTTAGCTTTATTATATTGCATTAATTTCATTATTACACCATTAGTATTACCTTGGTTTACAAAGGTTTGTAAACCTTTAGTAACACGATAACCTACATTAAATGTAAAACTGGTTAATGCGTCAAATTCATTCCATATTAAAAGTCTACTTACTCTATTTTTAATATGAGATTCAAATCTTTTTACATCTTTTTTTAATAATAAAGTGGCTTGTAGTTCTGTGACCCTCATCCCAGCTTTTACATGTGTGCCTGTTGAGCCATATCCTATTGTCAATACTTTTGCTGGACATAAATAGGCTTCAGACTTAAAAGATTCATAATGCTTGATTAAGTCTAAGCCTACTGGAGTAATACTCTGTGCTGTTAAAACAGAACAAACAAGAAATATTTTAATAAGATGTTTTAACATAGTAAACTAAGCCTACAATAAAAATTGAACCAATGAGTGCTGCAGCTAAAACAGTATGTAATTTAGCTTCAGTCTTAAAATTAATATCAG